ATTTTTAATATGGTGTCGGTGACTCAAACCATCATTTATTGCAACAGCATTAAACGGGTTATCGATTTAACGGAAGCCATGATTCAGGACAATTTTCCGGTGTGTTGCATTCATTCTGGGATGGAAAAATCAGAGCGGGATGCGGCATTTAGAGACTTCAAGTGTGGTAAACACCGCGTGCTTATTTCATCAAACGTCACTGCTCGTGGAATTGACGTTCAAAATGTGGGCGTTGTTATTAATTTTGATGTTCCGAAGGACGTGCACACGTATTTGCATCGCATTGGTCGTTCGGGTCGTTGGGGTCGAAAGGGTGTTGCAATTAATTTTGTTACCCGCTGGGATATTAAAAAGATTAAAGAGTTTGAAGTGTATTATAATACTGTAATTACGGAAATGCCTTCGACCATAAATGTTTCATCTTAAATATATGGGGTTTGTTTCAAAAAAAACGGATTCGTAACAGAAAGTTTTTATTATTCTATATGGATAATAAAAACATAAATAAAAATAGATAATTAAAAAAATAAATAAAATTTATAATATGGAAAAAAAAGAGAATCTAAATGATATAAAGCTGGATACTACATTTCGTTTACCGATAACGTATGTGGATAAAGATAAACTGCATGAAATTAATGCACACGTTATGACAGATTTGGAGTTGGTTCATGTAAAAAACGATTTAGTAACAGAAAAAAATGAAGACGAATCCGCGATAAAACAAAAAACCATGTACGAACACGTATTTCGTCCTTCCACGATATACGGAAAACATTTTTTAGATGAATGGGCTCGATATTATACTTCGGATGTAACCTTTTTAAAAGACTCGCAAGTATTGATAAAAAAATGTCAAAGTGGGTCTTCATGTGTTGAAACCTATTTAGAAATTCATAAAATTTGGACTTCGATTCAGGGTGATAAGCATTTCAAGGACAAATTTGGATACATTGATATTGCCATGTTGGAACCGCTCAATTCATCGTCACTGTTTCTTCAAATTCTTTCGCTTCAAAATTTAGCGTCTCCTCTCATTTCTCTCTTGACGCCGCTCATTATACTTATTATTCCTTTTTTTATATTGCGATTTCGGAATATGCCGATTGACTTTTCAGGTTATATATCTTTTCTAAAAAAGATTGCACAATATCATCCCATTGGTAAAATATTTGAAAATTTTAGTTCTGTGCCGTGGGATAAAAAAATATACATTTTTGTTTCGATTGCTTTTTATTTCCTTCAAATCTACCAAAATATAGTGTCATGTTATCGATTTTATAAAAACATGTTTTTAATTCATGCTAATATTCACGCATTTGCAAATTATATTATTGGAAGCATCGAAAATATACATTCTATAAATTCAATCATTATAAATGAAAAGTTGTCATCGTATCGCGCATTTCAATTGGAAAATGAAAGACACGCGCAAACTCTATCTGCACTACACGATGAAATAAAAAATGTCATGCCATTCAAACTCACTCTTGCAAATGTGTCGAATATCGGAACCATTATGAAGCTGTATTATCGATTTCATTGCGACGAAAATGTGAAAAATGCAATCTGTTATACTTTTGGATTTAATGCTTATGTTGAACATATATCCGGTCTCACAGATTTGATTCAAAGTAAAAAAATTGTCGCTTGTGCATTTTTATCGCCAACGTCGACGTCTTCCTGTAAAGAAAAAACATATTTTAAAGCATCGTACTATGCGCCGCTAATGAATGAGCGCGTTGTAAAAAATAATATTAAGTTGAATAAAAAAATGACGATTACCGGTCCAAATGCTGCTGGAAAAACCACGCTTATTAAATCTACACTTTTAAATATCATTTTCTCTCAACAATTCGGATACGGATTCTATAAAAAAGCACGATTAGTGCCATATGAATTTGTTCACAGTTACTTGAATATTCCAGACACTTCAGGGAGAGACAGCTTGTTTCAAGCCGAGTCGCGCAGGTGTCGAGAAATTATTTCGTGTTTAGTAAAACATAAAACGAAAAGACATTTTTGTATTTTTGATGAACTGTATTCCGGGACAAATCCATACGAAGCCATTGCAAGCGCATATGGGTTCATCAAATATGTAAACACGTTTGATAACGTGGATTTACTGCTGACGACGCATTATTCCAAGCTGTGCAAGCTTTTAGAAGCCGAGCGTGTTGAAAACATGCACATGAAAATTGAAAGGGATGAACAAGACACAATAAGATACACTTATAAATTAGGAAAAGGTATTTCTTGTGTAAAGGGTGGAATTAAAGTTCTCGAAGATTTAGATTATCCAATTGAAATTATTGCGGATACAAAAAATATGATTCACGGTGTTGATGCCGAGGTTTAAATACGACTCAATGAACAAAACAATTAAAATTTAAATTATTTAATTGCATTCAATAATGTAATTAAATAGTGCAATTAAATAATGTAATTAGTAAAAAATATAAAAATAAAAACAAATCTATAACATAAAACATAAAATAAAACATGTTAAGCAATATTTCGGATTTATTTACAATGGCTAGTTTAGTCATATGCATGCTTCTATCTGGAATTATATTTTATTACCTTCGCACACGAATCAGCATGTTGGAACAATCCGTTATGGACCAAGCGCAACTTTTGCAACAGGTGGTAACATCACTAAAATCTTCGCAATACAGACAAATGCAAATGACTACAAATACGAATGCAAATCAAAATATAAATACTGCAAATATGGTTTCAAACAACGTAAATCAAACACCACAAATAAATTTAATTCAAGTATCTGACGACAGTGATAGTGATAGTGATAGTGATAGTGATAGTGATAGTGATAGTGATAGTGATGGTGGCGATTCTTCAAATGAAAGTGAAGGAAATGTTTGTCCGCTTGAAGAGGGCGAAGGTTCTTGTAATATGATTGATTTATCATCGATTTCATCGTCTACAAGTTATTTGAAACCATCTCCTTCTGAAATAAAAGTAATTGAATTGACATCTACGATTCGTTCTGGTCATGAATATGCCAGCGAAGACGACGACAATGATAATGATGATGACGATGATGACGATGATGAGGATGATGACGATGATGATGACGACGATGATGACGATGATGACAGTAATGACAATCGCCATAAAGAATGTAATGTTAATGAAAGTATAAAAAATGATATTAGGATGGAAGTTGATGATGAATCGAAAAAGGTTAGCAATGCAAACAATAAAAAAATAAAAAGTATAGTAATTGAAGATCCTGCCAGTTCAGTATCACTGGATGAAATGAAAAATATGCCGGTGAATTCATTACGAACTTTAGCAAAAACCAAGCTTAGTAATATAATGGATATTCCAACGATTAATAAAATGTCAAAGAAGGATATTTTAAAAGCATTGCATGAATAATTAATTCATTTATAAATTTTTTTTTATTTATTATTTATCGCCCCATCTTATAACAAAATAATGAATAATAAATCTACATCATTAGATATATCAGATATTCCAAATCTGAATGAACAAAGATTTAAAGTAACAGAACAGTACGTTCGATGTGGAATTGAAAAAATTAATTCACCTGCAAGTAAAACTTACATTTGTAAGTTTAAACAAAACGGGTATTTTGTTTCTGCTTATTATAAAAACCAATTTTTAGGTATTTGGGAGCATACGTCTAATGGTTGGGAATTGTGTATAGTCGGAGATAAACCTGACAATGGTATGTTTATTTTCCATCCAACTAAACTGTCATCCAATAATGATGTAATCGAAATGACTGGTACTATAGTAGAAGCTGGAACATCACAAGGTCCTCTATTAAAAACGGTAAACGCAATATATGACATAATGCCACAATTTTTAAAAAAAAAGACAAGCAAGTTGTATTCAAAAATATCTACTGAATTAAGAAAAAATATAAGTCAAAATTTAAAAGTTTCTCGTATGACATGTCAACGAATTGAATAATTTTGTTAAAATAATATGAATAATATGAATGCAAATAAAATGCAAATGTTTTCATTTTGAATTTGTAATTAATAATATTGTATTTTAATGAACTAAAATAATTTAAAATACAATAAATACAATAAAAACAATAAAAACAAAAAAAATAATAAAAATAAAATAAAATAAAATAAAATATATATAGGAATATAGGAATATAAAAATTAATTATGAGCTGGGGAACTTGTTATTCAGGGTCAAATAATATTCATTTCAATTTTCCGCCAATCATGGCCGATGGTCGCAACTATGCCACATGGCAACCAGGTGCAGTTATTAACGAGCAACTACGAGAAAAAAATAATATCACCAGCAATTCAGAGTATCGTCAATATTTGATTCGCAATGCAGATGAGGTGATGCAAGCCAATTTAATTAGCGCATGCGATTCTTGCGGGTTCAATCTGGATTTGATCAGCAACCAGAACGATGGTAGCACACATCCGAAACCATTTTTGTTTTCTTCTCCGTGGGATAGAAGTCAGCCGTTTGGTTATAAGTCCAGTGATTTAAAAAACTTGTACTTGTCTCGATACGAATTACAAAGTCGAATGATGGCGCCGGCTTTAAATCAAGAACAATATTTGACCGGCGGATTTCCAAATCCAAATTCTTGATCAAGATGGATTAAGGGATTCTTTTATTACTATTTTTTATTTATAAATAAGTGGAAAACTTTATAAATAAAATAGAATAAAACAATAAAAAATATAAGAATAGAATAAGAAGGATTAATAAAAATATCAAAAAGAGATGTCGAATTATGCAAGTAACGTTTTGTTTTATGTTGCAATCTTATTTATCGCATTCATGTGCATGCAATATAAAAACTCAGCACGAAATGGAGAGATTTTAGACGAAAATGATTTAATTCGAAAATATTTACTTAATGATGAACACTATGATACAATTTTCAATAAGAAAAATTCCAAACCAATTATGTGGATTCATGTGGAATACGATGTTAATTCAAGGCGATGGTTGAATTATGGTTCCAGAAACAGCACTGAATTAAACCAGCCCTACATTTACTTGACGATACGAAGCATTATTCAAAAATGCAGCGAGTCGTTTCACGTGTGTCTCATCGATGATTCGTCATTTAACAGATTAATGCCTGGATGGACGCCGGTTGCACAAAACTTGCCGTCTCCTCTTCGCCCACATTTGAGAGAACTGGCATTTGCAAAGTTGCTGGAAATGTATGGCGGTATGCGCGTTCCCCCGTCATTTATTTGTTTCCGCGATTTAATCA